GCGGGGGCGTAATGTTGGTTTGGTTGCCTGTAGCCATGTCAAGCGTTGGTCGGGCTAAGTATTAGTTCCGCGCCCATGATAACTATCTTGTTGGGATCAGTGCCTGACAGTTCGTACACACGGTCACGCAACTTTAAAGTCATGCCCAGCCGACGCCAAAAGGTTCGGTGACCGTATGCACCAATTTTGCCAACTGGCGACCAGTGTTCATTGCTCCAAGTGTGACCGCCGTCATCTGACCAGCGTAGCATCACTTGTGGATCGTAGCCTGGTGAAGCAAGGTAAGCTGTGGTCACTAAGTTGTACCCGCTAATGTCGGTATCTGACAGTTCGTATTGGCCTAAAGGCTCAAAACCGTCCCCTGCCTCGGTAGTTAAAGTAACGCCTGATTGCGTGACCAAGTACGTTTGCACATATTCGGCAACAAGATTTAACCCAGACTCAGTATCAATATTTTCGTTGCCGTCATATCCAGGTTGCAGATTTAACCCCACACCTGTTTCGCAGTCCAATTGCAGGCTGTGATGCGCCGTGCGCTTGAGATTGTTCTGGCCGGTCGGCAGTGCCCGCCATGAGCGCAACCACTTTTGGATGCCGCCGTTGTCGGCGTACACATCCAAGTCAAACCGATAGATGTTGCCGTTTTCAAAGTCGCCCACAATGATGTTGCCGCCAAAGTTGCATTGGCAATTGCTGCGGTGCCGCATAAAGTCGCCGTCGTCAAAACCAGCACGCTCATGCCAAACTTGAGTAGACACATCGTAGACCCAAGTGGCGTTGCCCGAGGGAAACGTCAACACATAAAAAGCATGGCCTTCTTGCTGATATGTGTACGCAATAGCGTCAGTTATGTTGCCGTATTGGGCGATGGCGTACTCAATGGCGTGGGTAGAAACCCTAACGCCGGTATAACCGTTGGCTCGGTAGACAATGCCTTGCCCACGGGCGTCTGTGCCTAGCCAGAACAGGCCGTTGTCCAGCTTGGCGATTGAAAACGCAGCCACACAGCCAATTTCGTTAAACGCGCCTTGAATGCGCTGCAAAGGGAAGTCAGCAGCGCCCGAGTCGTACCAAACTTCTACCGAATCAGTACCAAACACCCATAATTCGCGGTGGTCAGAAATAAGCCCCACCACACCATCAGGCGAACCTTCGGCGCTGGCAAAATCTAGCGGGTCAATTGAAGTACCGTCTAACAGTTGAGTTACCCAAATCTTTTGACCATTTGGCTCGTTGTAAACAAAATACCCATCTAAATAAGTAACTGTAACCGCGCCAGTAAAATCAGGGTCGGTAATTGCGCCGAATGCGCCCGTTGATTCGTTGTAAATAAACCCGTCAGGATTACAAGCAAAGAAAATTTGCGTGCCGTTATCCGCAATAGACACCGGCCCCGTGCCAGACACAGTGCCTATCAATTGCGGTGTGGCGGTCAGGCCAGCCAACTTGTAGACTTGATTGCCTGAAACTACATAGAAATCGCTGCCGTTAGTCTGGTGCGCCCACAACGCCCGAATTGGGCCGGTGCCTACGGCCTGTAGGAACTCAAGGCCAGGAGCGCGGTTTAAAAAGCCAGGTTCCTTGCCGCCTTCGGGGATGGCTTCAGGAAACAAATTGACCATGCGGTTGTCCGCAGCGTTAATACTGCGGGCAACATACGCTGATCCAAGAATCGGCGTTTTCATGTTAGATGTAGCTTGGATACCACTTAGCTGTCGTTACATCGTAGGTCATTGTGAGCGCCCTACTTACCACTGCTGTGCCCGCTAGAGCAATATTTCCCGCTGTTGTCCAAGTAAATATGCCAGTAGGGATTAATGTGATCGTACCGCCACCAGTAGAAATTGGCGCTGCTGCTGTAATGGTCACCACCGCCGTTGTCCCCGAAATAAAAACAATTGGGGTTGTTGGGGCGATAGTTGTTGCGCTTGCAATCGTAGGGGCCGCAGCGCTTACGGCGCTAAAGCTACTTAGCGAAATGCTTGTGCCCGTGGCTGCACCAATAACCGGGGTAACTAACGTAGGTGTGTTTGCAAATACATTTGCCCCCGTTCCTGTTTCATCCGTCAGGGCTGCCGCAAGATTGGCGCTGCTTGGTGTTGCCAAGAATGTGGCTACCCCAGTACCTAATCCACTTACGCCAGTTGCAACAGGTAACCCCGTGCAATTGGTCAAAGTGCCACTGGCAGGCGTACCCAGCGCAGGCGCAACCAATGTTGCATTGGTAAACAGCAGTGCGTTGGTGACTTGTTTAGTTGTGCCGCCTTGCACAATTGGCAAGACATCGGATGTAGCCGCAGCAGTTGCGGCGGGAAGAGATGAGATTGCGATAGTTGCCATGTTAGTAGTTTCCTGCGTAAATGTTAAAGCGTTGGCGGGTTGCCACAAGCGAGTAAGGCATAGACATTACATCGTCAGGGTTGTTGATGCGTTTCAGATTGCGCTTGCTAGTCATAGCAATACGCTGCACTTGGGGGCTAGGCTCAACGCCAAACTCAGGGGCGATCTCGCAAGCCAAGTTGTAGGTAAACGCCCGCAAGTAGCCAGGCGGGAACAAGATGTTGGTCGCCAAGTTGGCAGGCTGGGTTAACTCTTCAACGCTGATAAAGTGCCATTCCAAGTCCCGTGTGGGTCTAGGATAGATAAACATATCAATATCAGGATATGTCATGTTGACAAAAATAACTTGCGGGTAAGTTGACGTTACCGTTTTGACAGCAATACCGTTGTACTGCTGTTGGTTAATAAATTTAATGCCAAAGCTAACGTTGGTGCCTGGGTCGCGGTAGTAGGTTGCTTCATCCAGCAACACGGGACGGTTACCCACAAAATTGCCTGTTGGGCCAAGGGTGCGATTGATGAAGCCAGCAGGCCAAGTGAACACCTGGTCTTGAGTGCTGAACACCGACAGTCGTTCGGTATTCCAGCTATCAATCATCTGGTTTAGCGCCATCAAGCTGTCTTGAGACACTGAAGCAGATGTAGTCTCGCCTTCAGCCAGCACGCCAAGCAACCGAAGGGCTCGGTTAATCTGATCGCCAGCGGTGTATGTCGCCATGACTAGGCTCCTTCGGTTTCGGTTCTACGACGGCGCTTTACTTCCAGTGCGTTAACAGGAGCCGCCTCGGAGACTTCGGGCGTATCCAGAGTATATCGTGTCCAGCCGTTTGTTTCATCATAGGCTGCTTCAAGTTCCATAGTCGCTACTTTGCGGCCATGAACGGGGTGAGATAGGTAAATGTTCATACTGAAAAGGGGGCTTGTGGCCCCCTTCCCTTTCGTTTACGAAGCCATGATCCCCAAAGATTTCAGACCTGTAATAATGCCATTGACATTAGTTTGCAGGGCAGAAATCTGAGCGGTAGTCAAAGCGCCAACGTTTGCAGTGGTGAGGGTCGAGAAGTTCAGCGAAGTCAACGCCGCAAGTTGGTTAGTAGGGGTAGCACCGAAAAATCCGGCAGTACCACCTGACTTACCCATTACCGCGCCGTCAAGCTGCTGGTCTTCATAAGCGACACCAATTGATTTGGTATTTGGCATATTAATTCCTTAAAGAACGGGGCCGAAGCCCCATTCGGTTTAGCCCAAGTTATACACAACGTAAGTGCCGTCACCAGTCTTACGGAAGCGGAACGTCTGACTAGATGTCACAGCGATAGCAACGAAAGCGTTGCCGCCATCAGTTACACCAGTGCTTGCAGCCAAAGTTACCGTGCCGGAACTGGTTCCAATGTTTACGATTGCCACGTCAAAAGTGCTACCAACAGTAGCATTGGGAACAGCAACATCAATCAACGCGCCTGTAGGAAGCGTGTATGTTGCAGCAGTGCCGCTGGGGTTAGCCACCAGCATCTGATTGACAATTTGCGCTGCCGTTAGGGTTGCAGTAGCCGTAGCCGTTTGAGGAGCGGCCATCGCGCTCAGAATAGTTTCTTGACGGTTGCCTGCACCAACTTGGTAACCGCCTGCGCCATTAGGTAAAGCCATGATAAATTTCCTTAAAAAATGTTACGAAATGAAGCCCCCGAAGGGGCATTCAATTTAACCCCAGATGCGGCAAGCCATCTGTGGACGAATGGTGCTAAAGCCATACAGTACGTCAATACGGCAAGGCATACGGTCGTTGTTGATGTCGTACTGACGAACAACGCGCAAGCTGATACCGTTATGAACTGCACGGGCAGCCATGTCAACACCTTGAGGCATCAACAAGTCAGCGGTAGCAAACGTGATGGCGTCCTTGTGGTAGACCAAGTTCTGTGCG